CGCCTGCCCCAGAGTAGAGAGCCATTTGTTACCCGTCAGGCTCCCAACCGTCTGGAGACCCTGCCCACCCCACGAGGCATACGGCGCAAACTGCGCCACCGTCGAGGCCCATCCCGGCAAGGTCGAAGCTGCCGCGCCTCCGGCTCCCGCCGCAGCGCTACCAGCCCCGGCTGCCCCGGCTGCCACCGGAGCAAAGGCGCCATACGCAGCCGCGCCACCGACCGCCGCCCCCAGCACACCGAGGGCGCCAAAAAACTGATCGCCAAACGGACTAAACGTGTCATACGAGCTGCCCGCGTAATACATATTGTCGAGCATGCCCTGAATCTGGGGGTCACTTTGATCGAGCCGCGAGGCCAAATTCCCGTAGGTGAGCGTATGCTGCATCCATTGCATCGGGTTGACATCGGCATCGCCAATCATATCCGCGCCCCAACTGTTGTACGGGCGCGGCCCAGGCTGACCCTCCTCATTGGCGCTCAGCACCGCTTTCGTATACTCTGTCCAGTCCTTATAACCCTGCGGAACTTCAAAGCGTTTATCCCAGGTGGGATCAAAGTTGGGGTCCGACTGTGATGGATACGGCCCAGTCCTGAGAGTGCCGGCCATCGCCCTAGCTCCCCAAGTCTTCTATCAGCCGCTCCACCCGCACCTCAAGCGCCGTTATCCGTTCCTCCACATCCGCCAGCCTGAGCAGCAGCCCTTGGCTCAAGTCCCTGGTCATCTCCACCGTCGCCTCCAGAACCGAGGGCTCACGCGCCAGTGGCGCGAGTGGCGCCGCCGCGAGCAGGGTATTAACTGCAGTCACCAAATCCCCAAAAAAGGTCCGGGTCACTGGACTCCACTGCCCAATCGCCAGGTCATGTTGCAGCGAGGTCACGATACTCTGGGTAAAGACCAGCGGCATCAGGTAACTCCAGGAGCAATATCTATCAGGATGTTGTCAAGTTCAAAACGCACGCCATCCGTCATGGCAATCTTATACCGGCGGTCACGTGCCATGCCCAACTGATACGCCTTCGCCCGCGTGCGATGTGCCCCGATACGCCCCATCTGCATCAGCCGTTCGGCGCTCCAGGACTCGCCGCCATCGTTCGACCACGAGAGCATGAGTTGTGGATTACTGTGTGGAATACTCCCCCCGTCTGCCCCGACACCCGTTCGTAAATCTATCTGAAACGACTTGTGGATAACGCGGTTGCCGTCCTCTGGTGAATGCACCGGCGGCAGGATGGCCTCAATACGCCGTACGGCCCCATCAAAGGTATAAGCATCAGCACGAGCCTCGTAAATCGCTCCCGTGCTATGACTGCCATAGAGATGCCGATTAAAGGCAAACGTAAAGCAGGACGCAGGATACCGGTCTACCGTCCCTGTCGCCGGATTCAGACTGCCGAGTTGTGCCCACAGCCCCGTCGCCATATCCAGTCGCCAGGTCGCATTGGCGGTTGGGAAGGTAATGGTGTACTGCCAATGGCCCTGCCACAGCTCACCCCATGCCACCGCATCCTCTACCGTACTATAGCCCTGAATAATCGTTTCAAGCGGATGCGTGCTCACCCGTTGCGGGTTATACCCAGACACCTGCACCACAATGGGCTGTCCCTGATCCGTATTACTGAGCCAGCAGGCGGTTTCCCCGAGCCGAGCCACCGAGTTAATCGCCGTCGTCCCCTGATGCAAAAACGTGCCCTGCACCCTGGCAAACGGCGCATCCGGATCACCGCTGGGCACAAAGATTTCGGTAGACGTTTTGCCGATGGCCCAGTATTCCCGGTGCATGACCAGTTGCGTCACAAGCTGATCTGGCGAGCCTTCGGCACTGGAGAAGTTCAGCGCGTCCATGTCCACAGACAACAGGTCCGTCCAGCCAAACTGTTGCGAGTTGGGATGCACAAAGACAAAATAGCCGTCGAGAAAATCGACCCTGCTGGCCCCAGGGAAATCATTGTCCGTTACCTTGCTCGCCACATTGGTGGCCATATCCAAGACCCAGCCTTCCAAATGGTCAGCCAAAAACAAATGCCGCCCATTATCGGCCATGCTGATTGGATTCGCCGACGACGCAATGGTACCCCGCACCACGCCCGTGCCATTCGCGAATAACTCAAAGAACTGATTCCCCTGGATACCAAACAAACGTCCATTACTGGCGGTATACAGCACCCGCACGCCGCCTGCTGCCGCAACCGTCAAAAAGCGCACCAACCCTGGCGTACCGAGGAGTTGTATAGGCGTCTTCCCCTCTTTCGATTCAATCATCTCTGCGTAAGCATTGAGCAACGACAAATCTCCAGGGCGCAGCTTGCGTGCATGTTGGCCTATGTACTGGAGACGCGCCATCTACCCTCTCCCACTCATCCACCTGTTCCAACCCGTAAACATGCTGCCGCCTTCTCCCGTCACGCCCACCAGATCCGTCTGCATGCGAGGCACCCGCACATTCATCCGCTGCACGTTCTCTTTTGCTTCGCTCGCCAGCGCCGTAATATCCGGCCTCAGCGTGCCGGCATACTCGGTCGAAAGGTCGACCGCCAACTGAAACTCCAAGAGCCGCTGATAGCCGGGCGCCAGCGTCAATTGAGAGTCGAGGGTCACGCCAGAATCCCAGGGATGCCAGAGGTAGAGAATCACATTGGCAGGAAGCGTCGGCGTCGGATAGAGAAACACCCGCCCCAGGGGGACCGCCGGCTCATACCACACATCCATCGGCATACTGGTGCTCATGGGAAGGGAGCGCAACGCCTGGTAATCGTCATGGTTGCGCAGCAGGTTGAGCGGATATTCCACCAGTGACACCGGCTCCTGCCACCAGGCATTTTCTATCTGTACGGGTCGCTTCACCCCAGCCCCGTAGAGCGGTGTCGTGTTCCACTGGCCCCCTGGCCCCAGGGTATAGGTATCCACTCCGTTTATCAGGGCAAACGTCTGGCGGTCGATGACATAGACCAGCAAGCCTTCAAGACTCCAGGCATCAACCATGGAGTTGAGCACCCGCAAACCACCCATGGCCTGTGCCGCCGTAGCGGTTTCACCCTCGGCAAGGACACCGAGTTTCAGAAGCGCGGTCGTCACAAGGTCACGGGCTGTTGGCATCAGTGTCTCCTTCCCAGCTCAGCTTATACAGGCCGCAGGTACAGCGTGGCTCTCCCCGAGCGGTGTAACAGGTCACATGCGCACAACAATGTTTCAACCATGGCGCGTCGGATACCACGATTAAGCCTCGGCCTTCAGGCATCGCCCTTATCCTCTTGCATCGTGCCCCAGGCTCCCTGATTACTCCACCCTTCAGCGCCGTAATGCACCAGCAGTACCTTCCGCGTGGCCGCCACCGTGACGCCTAACTGCGCCAGTTGCCGCGACATATCCCAATCCTCGCTCATCGTGCATGCCGTAAACCTGCCGTCCTCGCCCCGCCAGATTTCATCCACAAAGCGCCACACCACCTTTTCACACCAATCCCAGCGCCACGCCGCGACAAAGCATCCCGAATTGATCATGAGTGGCATATCCACTCGTACCCGCTTCCCCGGCTGCAGCAGGTCGGCAACGTCATCCGCCGTAAACGTGTCTGGAAGCTGCATGACTTCAGCCATGGTCAAGCGCCGCACCTGCCCTGTTTCTGGGTTCCACACACCTGTCGAAGTCAACCCGCGACCATCCTTAATCGGCACCACCGCCGCCACGACATCAACGCCCAGACGCTCCTGCTCACCTATCAACGTATCGAGCCATCCGGCTTCCGGGGCCACATCACTATGGAGCATGGCAAAATGCGTCCAGGCATGCTGCTGGCGGCTGTTTAAAGCGGCACACCATAAGCTATTAAAATTAAACGGCAAACGGCTATCAGAGCGCCGGTAGAGGGCTACCGGCGTCTCCCGACAGGCCGAATACGCCGCTTGCACACTCTCAAAATGCACCAGGCCATAGCACGGGAAGGCCAAAAACACCTTCCGCTCAGGCATAGGCTAAACCCATATTCCCGGCACCCATCCCGCGCCGCGTGTCGTCATTAATCGCCTCAATCTGCACTTCTCCCGTGCCTTCCGTAAAGGCAGTCGTCGAGGAACAGGTGAGGGTAATTGTGTCGGTTGCCGTAAAGACGTTGTTGCCGGTAATCGCAGTGCCTGCCAACTCCTTGTTACGGGTATTGGCGGCCACCGTTGTCAGGGCCAATACGCCGCCTGCCACATTCACTCCGCCGATGGACGGGGTAATGGTCGTCAGTTTTGCCGCCGTGCTGGCAGGAACATGCGTCACCCATGTCACTTTGGTGAGCCGTCCACGGAATCCTGGTGTCCAGTGCCACTGGGCGCCGTCTATCAGATTTAAGAGGTTCACAGTCCAGGTTTGCGCCACCTTCCCGGTGCCTGCGCCAAAATAGGTATCAAGAGTCTGATCACTGGTTGCCGCATGGGGAGCCCCCATTACTACCTCCTTCGCCCTGTTCCGCCCGAAGGCTCATCCTCGGATGGCTGCACGAGCGCGGTCACCCGCGTATTGAGCCCTTGGACGCTGTTCTGTAAGGTTTGCACCTGCGCCCGCAGATCCTCATCCGAGCCCTGCGCGGTCAGTTGTGCTTCCAGCCGCGACATGCGACTCTCTAAGGCGTCACAGCGTGTGACGAGTTGCAGTAGCGCCGCCTCCAGCGTGGGCGTCGCCAGCATCACCGTACTGGACGTAGCATCCGCGCCCGTGGGCGGTTGCACACTGGCTTGCTCCCGGCTGGGCGCCGTCACCTGCCCAAAATCAGCCGGCGACTTGCCCCACGTGCCCGTCGCCATGAGCAGGTCATAATGCTCCTGGGTTTCCACATATTCTGCTTGCCGCTCTGGGTGATAGAGCCAGACCGGCTCAAATGCCTGTCCCTCTGCCATAGGTCTCCTTACGCAGCAACACGGCACGCCCATTGCGGATAGATAACCAAACTTCCAAACAAAAAGTCGATGCGAAAGCCGTGCCGATCCGTGGTCCAGTCCGAGCCTTCCCACACCCGAAACGCCAACCCGGTATCCGCGTCCTGAATACGGTACGCCCGCCCGGCACCCTCGGCCGGCAGCGCCAAGTCCGCAAACCCGACGGTGTGATAATCAGGATGAAAGCACAGGTTTTGCTGGCTTGTGGTGCCTGCGGCTCCCACAATGGTCAGCAGGGCACCAGCCCCCGGCGCTGCTGTCACGGTTTGATACTGCGTCGGGGTCCCGTCCGCATTCGGCGGCGTAATCGGCGGATCAATCAGAATGGTCATGAGCCCGCCGGCATCAGCCGTGGCATTGGCTCTGGCGGTAAACTGCTGCAGTTCGGTCGTGGACTGCCTGGACATCGGATTAATTTCAAACACGCCCGCGATGGTAAACACATCCCCTCGGCGCAGGGCTCCAGTCGTCGCCGTCCAGCCACTGGTATTAATCGAGGACCCTGTTTGCCCGGCAGTCGTCACCTGCGGCGTGCCGCCCAGCGCCCCGACCACATGCGTCGGCATATTCTGCGTAATGTCAAAGTCAAAGCCCAACTGCTCACTCTGCATGCGCCCGCGTCGGTAGTTCCCGGCAATGGACGGCCCATCGTGAAAGAGGCCCTGCAAAGCTTTCACCATACTCGCGCTCGAAAGCGGCGACAGCAGCGCCTGCCAGGGTCGATCCATCGGCGTCGATTGGTTCAGCATGCGGGCTTGGGCATCAAGAAACAGCTGTGAATCGTTCGGTCTGGCTCCCGGTGTCCCCTTCAGGTTGTACACCTGGCTATAGGCGTCGAGGAGCAAGATGCGGTCGACCTCATTCGCCACGGCCTCCACCGCAGGGTCAAGGTAACGCTCACCAAAGTTCTCCATACTGAGCGTGCGGTCCTTGGAGGTCCAGGTTGCCGCCAACGTCTTTTGATAATTGAGCGTCAGATCTTTGTAGGTTTCTCGGATGGGCTGTGGCACCGCCACCGGACCATCCTGCACGATATAGCGCACAGGCATACGCACCGAGATGGTGTCGCCGCGCTGCGCCCCTTCATTGGCAAACTTGGACGAGTATTGCCGGTTAATCATCATGGCGTATTTGAGACGGTTGGTCAGTCGCGCTGCCGCCTCATAGGTAATTTCGGCAGTTGCCAGGAGATTGTTGCTCTCAGCCATCTAGGGTCCTCTCGTGGCCTGCCCGGATCGTTACCGCAGTCCCTGTGCCTTGATGCGATCTTTCGCTGCGTTGTACTCGGCAATGGAGCCCCCACGCGCTGCCACCTGCGCCGGCGTTTCCCCCCCCGCTGGCACGGGGCCAGTCCCCGTCAACGGACGCACCGGTGGCAGGCTGTGCATACCATTCGCGGCAGCCACCGGAGACGGAGGAGGAGACGCGCCATTGCTCGCGCCGTTTTTGGGGA